AGTGGTGCTACTTGGACCATTGATAACGATACTATTGGTCTAGACGAACTTTCTGCTACTGGTACTCCTTCCGCTAGTACCTATCTGCGTGGTGACAATACTTGGGCAACTGCTGGCGCTACTCCTGCCGGTGTGTCTGGTTCTATCCAGATTAACGACGGTGCAGGCGCTCTTGGTGCTGTAACTGACTTCATCTGGGATTCAGCCAACACTGAGCTAGACGTTCCAGGTGACATCAACCTTGATGACGGTGGAACGTATAGCACCACCATTCAAAGCATCACGGCAACGGCTGATCGCTTTATCAGCTTCCCCGATGCCACTGGTGTTGTAGCTCTTGTTCAAGGCATCAACGGCGCTGTCTTGTTCAACAATGCTGGTGTCAGTGGTGGCGGCAATCTTGGCTACAGCACCACAACCGGCACCTTCGGTTACATCGCCGGACGTGACACTGAAACTCAAACTAACAACAAGAGCACCGGCGTCACACTGAACGCTCCGAGTGGTGCAATCACTATGAACGGCGCAGCATTAGCTGCAGACACCACGGTCTCGTTTACACTGACCAACAGCAGTATCGCGGCGACTGATTTGCTGGTTCTCAACCATGTTTCTGGTGGCACGGCTGGTTCATACCTGCTGAACGCACAAGCCGCTGCTGGTTCTGCCAGCATCAACGTCCGTAACATCACGGGCGGTTCCTTAAGTGAAGCCATCGTGATCGGCTTCGCCGTCATCAAAGCCTGAGGACTTCACCATGGACTTCACCGTTTCCATTCCTGACGAACTGCTTCCCGCTCTCGCCGCTGAATTCAGCATTGTGCAAGGAAGTACCTCTGCCGCAACTGCTGAGGAGTATTTTGCTGCCAGCGTGGTCGAGACCGTAAGGCAACGTGCTGAGTTGTACAAGGTTGGTCCTTACTTTGTTGGTCCGGTTGATCCGCAGTTCCGCGCTGATGGCAAACCGTTTGACTATGTGGATCCTGCGCCGGAATTGGAAGAAGGAGAAGTGATTCCTGATCCGGTTGTGGATGGAGGTGATGTATGACGTTGGTATGGGCGTCTGGTTACAACGGGATCACTGATCCTGACGCCCAGACGTACCTTGCTGCAGTCGAAACCGCTGACGGTCAAGCCATCGAAGGTGAGGTCGCTTTGGCGATTAACGACTTTGTGGTTGGCTGCAAAGATGACGGGATCTGGGACGCTATTAAGGCGTCCTGTATCCTTGCTGGTGCTAGGACTTTGAGTGGAGCTTTAGTGCCGCTTAAGGGGACAGCGCCTACAGTATCAGGCTTTACTTCTTCGGACTACAACAGAGAAACAGGCTTGGCTAAGACCGTTGACGCAACGTCTTTTGATACCAACAGGTCAAACACAGCCGATCCACAGGACAATCAGCATCTTTCTGTTTGGGTATCAGATTTTACTTATAGAGGATCATTACTTGGTAGTCAGGGGACGGTCTCGTTCAATGGACAGTCCCAGTTATACCAATCCGAAAATGGAGCAAACACCCAACCTAAAATTCATGTAGCCGGTGGAGCTAGTAAGGTCACGCAAATAGCTTCTGGGGTTGCATTAAATTTCTGGGGTACATCTAGGGATAACTCTTCTTCTTATGTATCTCGTGCTAATTCCGTCAATTACACCCTAAATCACGCCAGTGCATTTGACGACGCTTCGAACCTTGAAGTTTTCAGCAGTCTTTATCCCACTATGAGGGCGCGTACCGCCTTCTACTCCATTGGCGAATCCCTTGATCTCGCCCTACTTGACACCCGCGTGTCAGCTCTAATCACCGCTATCGGAGCAGCTATACCATGACCTACAAACTAACCAACACATCCCAACCCGCTGACCCGTATTACGGCGCGGTGTCGTTTCTTATGGAGGTAGTGTTATGACTTGGAAGATCCTAGCTAGTCAAGACAGCGATGTTGTCAACTACATTGCAGCGGTCGAAACTGCTGATGGACAAAGCCTAGAATCTGGCGTTAAACTTGCTTGCCATAACTTCATCATTGGTTGTAAGGCGGATGGCATCTGGGATGCGGTTAAAGCAAGCTGCATTTTGGCTGGTGCTAGGACACTTGCTGGCGCGTTGGTTCCATTGGTGGGAGCTGCACCGGATAACGGACTTGGGAGTTCTTATCAATTTGTAGAGGCTGATTACGACAGGAAGTTAGGACTGCAAGGTAGCTTAGCATCACCATATCCAATACTTCTGGCAAACCGCAACAGCAATGACGATCCGCAAAATGATCATCACCTTTCAGTGTATATCGCTGAACAAGGGAGAACAACTGGCACTAATACCATCGCACAAGCTAGATCTGGCGCCGATGCCACTGAAATGTTCTTTGGTAATAATACTATAGTCACCAGAAGCCGAGACCTAACAACTTCATTCCAAAGCACAAATATCGCTGGAGCTGGAGCTACTTTCCTTGGCATTTCAAGGTCAGCATCTACTGAGTTTAAGACAAGATACTACGGAACTACCGCAACCACCAGCTCTACTTCTGTTGCTCCTACTAATGATGAGTACAGCCTGCTTGGTATTGGTAGTAGTAGCATTAACTTCAGCGGTCGTTTAACCTTCTACTCAATCGGCGAATACCTAGACCTCGCCCTGCTCGACTCCCGCATCACCACCCTTATGACAGATATAGGAGCTGCAATACCATGAGTCCGATTTCTATTCCGGGGAAGGTTCAATTAAGAAAAAATTATTCTGGCATTGGACCTTTAGATTTCTACGGTGGTGCTGCAGCAGCCTATAGTCTTAGATCTCTTAGTGCTGCTTATACAGGTCCAGTAGTCCGCGTTCGCCGCAGCAGTGACAACGCTGAATCTGACTTCAATGCCACAGAAGTTAGCGACGGAACGCTTGCTGCATGGGTAGGTGCTGGGAATAACGGATTTGTGCGGACTTGGTATGATCAGAGTGGAAACACTAGAAATGCAGAACAAACAACAGCAACCAATCAGCCGCAGATCGTCAGCAGCGGTGCGCTGATTTTAGATGGCTCAAAGCCAACTCTTAACTTCGATGGTGCAAACGATAACCTTGTTTTTGCTGGTTCTTCAATGGCTTCTACGTCTCAACTGACCGCAATTGCTGTGTCACAGGCTAACAACGCGGGGAATACCAAGTTTGTTTTGGCTGCAGGCATTAACGCAACTAACCAATCTGCTGGCCTTACTTTTAATTCTTCAGAGCAACCAGTACTATTTATTTTTTCCGGCAGCGAACCCGCCAGCACAACAACTACAAGCAGGATACTTCATGTAGGCATTGTGAATGGAACAGCGATGAGCAATTTTGTCAACAACAACGCAGCAGTAACTGCCACTAATGCCGGTTCGCTAGCAATTAACAACAGCTCAATTTACCTATCACAATACCCTGATGCCGCTTCTCCACCTACTCTTGTTTTGTCGGGACGCATCCAGGAGGCCATTTTGTACTACAGCGATTTAAGTGCGAGCAGGTCTGCAATTGTCGACAACATCAACACCTACTACAGCATTTTCTAGCCACAACAAAGGGGGTCCGAAGACCCCTAGCATGGATCCATGAAGCCCAAAAAATCCCTTACCGCCGAAGCCCACAAGGCACCGATCCGCAAGCGCACGCGCCAGGGTGCTGGCAAAGGCAGCAAGCCCAAGCGCGGCCAAAAAGCCTACCGGGGTCAAGGTCGATAGTCTGGCAATGGCTCGTCCTGGACCATGGACAGTATGTAATCGCTAAAATGGACCCGCAAAAATTAGAAAACTGGAGAAAAGTAAAAGAAGGACTTGAAAAGGCAGGCAAAACCGATTGTGACTATTACCGCCGAGCCGTTGTAATTTTGCGCGGTCAGCCCGATCCTTGGCGTCCGCCTTCGATAAAATAATTGCAACGATCGAGCGCCGTGGATCCCTTTTTGACGCCACTAGCCACGGCAGCGATCATCGCTGGTGTTGGTGCTTTATGGCGCATCGACAAAAGGGCGAGCATCATGGACACTCGAATGGCCTTGATCCTGGAGCAAATCACCGCGCTGCGGAGCGATCACAAAGAACGTCTCGACGACCACGAACGCCGCATCCGCACCATCGAACAGAAACTGTGACCA